AGAAGGTGCTGCTGATCTAGATGCCATTGCTGAATTATTTGTAAAACGTACAGGTAATGAAGATGGAACTATTACAAAGACCGGCATTCTCTATGATTGGCCTGAGTTAGAGGAAGAAGAATAGTCGGCTGGTGCATTGCTTTTGTTGATGGGTAGTTTATTGTGGAAAGTTTAAAAGAAGTATATCATGCCTTTAGTAAAAGTTCAACTTAATCCAGGAATTAATAGAGAAAGTACGCCATACGGGGCAGAAGGCACTTGGTCTAATTCTGATTTAATCCGTTTTCGAAAAGGACGCCCTGAAAAAATGGGGGGATGGATTAGATTAAGTAGTAATACTATAGAAGGAATAGGTCGTTCTCTTCATGTTTGGGCTGCTCTTGATGGTTCCAAATTTATGGGATTGGGAACCGAATTTAAATTCTATATTGAAGAGGGGGGTGGTTATAATGATATTACCCCTATTCGAACCACAGTTACTTTAGGAACTAATCCCTTTACTACTGGAACTGCCTCAAGTGGGATCATCACAGTAAGTGCCCCTAGTCATGGTGCAGTTACCGATGATTTTGTAACATTTACAGGGGCTACTCTATTTGACGGCATTACTGCCGCGCAATTAAATACAGAATTTCAAATTACCTTAATTGATGCGAATAGTTATACAATCAGTACTGCTGGAAGTGCTTCTTCAGGGGCTACTGCTGGAGGAGGATCAGCAGTTTCTGCTGCCTATCAAATAAACGTAGGTTTGTCTTCTTCTGTTGCTGGAGTAGGGTTTGGTGCTGGAGGATGGGGAGGAATTAGTACCTCTTACTCACAAACAACATTAAATGGCCTTATAAGTGATTCAGCGACTTCTATCATATTAACAAGCGCCACAGATTTTGAAACATCGGCCACAACCATCACTGCAAATCTTACCGTAGCCAGTACGTCTATCCCTCTTGCGGATTCTTCCGGTTTTCCTAGTAAAGGGACGGTTAAGATCAATAGTGAAAACATCAGATACGGAAACAACATCAGTAATACACTCAGTAATCTGACACGGGAAACGGACGGCACTACCATTGCGGGTCACACCAGCGGAGATACCGCAACTTTTGTGGGGTTAATTCAAATTAGTGAAGAGTTAATACAGTATACTGGGAAAACTAGTCAAACTTTGGATGCAGGAGTAGTAAGGGGAGTTAGAGGAACAACTGCTGTGGCCCATAGTGATGGTGCTTGGGTAAGAGAGGCTAATGACTTTATTGGTTGGGGCCAAGCCTCTGATATTGCGGCAACGACAGCAGCCAATATCCGCCTTTGGTCTCAAGATAATTATGGAGAAGATTTAATATTTTCGGTTTTAGACGGGACTCCTTTTTATTGGGATAGAACTTTGGGTCTTGCTGCTAGAGCTACCGACCTTGCCTCTCAAAGTGGTGCCTCAGATGCGCCTACTGTAACTAGAAAAGTAATGATTTCAGGGGCTGATCGTCATGCTATTTGTTTTGGTTGTAATCCTATTAATGAAACAGATCAGGATTTATTACAGGTTCGTTGGTCAAATCAGGAAGATCCTTTTGATTGGACTCCAACGACTACTAATACAGCAGGTTCTCAACGGATTTCATCAGGGTCTGAGATTGTAGCCGCTCAAAAAACAAGGCAAGAGATCTTAATTTGGACAGATGTCAATCTTCATGCAATGCGTTTTGTAGGTGCTCCATTTACTTTTGGATTTTCATTATTAGCTAGTAATGTTTCAGTTATTGGACCAAATGCAGTTATTACAGTTGGTGATAGAGTTTTTTGGATGGATCGAGAAAACTTTTTTGCATATACAGGACGAATGGAAGTATTACCCTGTACCGTATTACGTCATGTATTTGATAATATTAATTTAGGACAAAGTGCTAAATTTTTTGCTGCCTCTAATAAGATGTTCGATGAAATTATATGGTTTTATCTTTCGGAAGACGCTACTGAAATTGACCGTTATGTAAAATTTAATATAGCAGAAAAAACATGGGATATTGGAACACTGTCACGCACTGCTTGGGTAGATTACGGCATCCATGATAATCCTCGAGCTGCGGGGGCGTTTAACGATATTCAATATGTATATATTCATGAAAGTGGAGAAAGTGACGATGGTTTAGATATGACTTCTTTTATTGAATCAGGTGATTTTGATATTGGTGATGGAGAACAGTTTATGTTTATTAATAAACTAATCCCCGATATTTATATTTTAGACTCTAGTGTAGATTCCTCTGGTTCTGTAGATTATATCCTAAAAACTAGAGACTATCCTGGAGATTCTTTAACAACTAATTCTACAAGTGTGATTACAAGTACAACACAACAGGCGTTTCTAAGAGCACGTGCCAGACAGGGTGTTTTACGAATTGAAAGCACAACGACAGACATGACCTGGACTTTGGGTGATTTACGTTTAGATATGAAGCCTGATGGTAGGAGATAATGGTTAAATTATTAGATCATAGTTTACCTGATGCAACAACAGACTATGATGCAGAGACATTGCAAAGAATTTTAAGAGACATTGAAATGGCTTTAACAAAAATGGAATTTCCCACTGAAATAGAAGGAAAAGACGAAAATAAAGCCTTAACTTGGTTTATGGAGTAATGGCCACAACTTATAAAAATATAGTAAGTTTAGTTGGTTCTACAGGAGATGTGACTGTTTATACATGTCCCACTGCTACTGAGGCAATTATTAAGAATATTAACTTATATAATAGTCATAGTGGAACTATAGTTATATATCCTAAAATAACCGACAATTCTGCTTCCGTAACGGCTACTTTAAAAAAAATTAGTATTACAACTCTTGAACAAACTGCTCTTACTGGCCCTTTCGTTTTAGAAGAGAGTGATGTATTAATATTTAATTGTGATGTGGCTTCGAAAATTTACGTTTTTGCGAGTGTGGCTGAAACTTCATAAATTAGTATCTTTATTGGACTTAAAAAGGTATACATAATCATGGCTCTATACAATAATCCAGATGCCCGAATGCAAGCCACTCTAGGCAGGAATCCTACAGCAGAAGAAATGGAAATTGCTAGCCAAATCAGTAATAAAGGATTAGGTCAAGCTCTGAACCAGATGGGAGGAGGACAACCTCCACAACAACCCCCAATGGGAGAAGGACAACCTCCACAACAACCCCCAATGGGAGGAGGACAATCTTTAGTAGCCCAATCTGCGCCTACTTCTCCGTTAGGGCCGGATTCAGGGGTTACAGAAGATATTATGAAGGATGAAGCTCGAGCTGCATGGGGTATAACTAATCAAAATGAACCTGTTCCCTGGAACCGTAATACAACATGGGGTGATTATTTAGGTGAGCTTTTTGAAAAGTATGGTAAAGAGGCTGTTGATCAGGTGATAGACCAACAATTACAAAATGAAAGAGATAGTGGAGAATCGCAGGAGCCTCAACCACCTGGATTAGTGCCACCTAGTCCTTTTTTAATGGATGCTGGTGCGCCTAATGTACCAACGGCTCCAGAACTTCAACGAGCAGCCGCTCCTGTTTCTCCAACATCTCCTGTCCCAGAAGGAATTATGCAAGCTGCAGGAGGGGGTTATGTAGACCGAGGTATTATGCAGGGCTATGCTTTAGGAGGGTTAGAGGGACAGGGCGCTCCTGTTGGTGAAGAAGAGTTTTTGTCTGTAGCAGGTGATTTAGCAGGTCAGGCAGGAATTCCCACTGAAGCTATACAGGCAATCAGTGAATCAGTAGATGCTGGCCCACCAGCCAATGATAATGTCCTAGAAAGCGGTATTATGCAAACGGTTGAGCCAGAAGCCGCAACTGAAGCCGATATGGGAGGAATTGGTCAATTAGCGGCGTTAAATGAAGGCTTAGTTGAAATGGGCGAAGAAGGGTTGGTTCATGCGACTCCTGGAGAGGTAGTATTTGATCCTAATCTTCTTCCAGAAAATGAACGAAATATGCTTTATGCAGCTTTGGAAGCGGAGGGCATAGACCCAGCAAGGCTTACGGTGGGCGATCCCTCTAATATACTCAATGAAATGACGGGTCTTCCGGCTTTTGGGCTGTTTAGCTCCATTGGCCGCTTCTTTAAAAAAGGTGTCAAGAAAGTAGGCCGATTTCTTAAAAAGAATGCGGGAACTATCCTCGGTATAGCGGGAGCGATGACGGGTAATCCCCTTCTTGCCGCGCTTGGTTCTGGTATTGGCTCGTTAATTGAAGGAAAACCGATACAAAATGCCCTGATTAGTGCAGGATTGTCCTTTGCAGGAACAAAATGGGTTGGACCTTGGATTGGAAAGCAACTAGGAGGTATTTCTTCTTTAGCCACACCAACTGGAGAGGCCTTAGCAGGAGGGGCAAAAACTGTAGGTCTTGAGGGTATTGGAAAAAGTATAGGTGAAGCAACAACTGGGGCAGTTGGGGTTAATGCGGCGATGGAGAAAGCTGCCGGAGCGGGCGCTAGGTCAATTTTAGGTGCAGGAGCAACTGCTAGCACAGATGTAATAGCAACGAATGCTATTGCAGAAATATCTAAGTCTCTTTCGGCAAATGCTGCTACAAAAGCTATGAGTAAAACAGCACTTGCCGAAACAGCAAAAAATATCTTTGGTAAAGTAGCAGGTGATATTAGTGCAAAAACACTGACACAAGCTGCTTTTGCAAAAGCGCCCCAATCTGTACTCTCTTCAGGAATAGGTGGTCTTTTAGCTCAACCAATGAGCCAAACTTTAGGACGCGCGGTTGCTGGAATAGGACAAAAGTACGTTGAACCTATGGTACAGGCATATGCTCAAGGGGTTCCTTCCGAAGATGAAGCTGAGTTAATAGCCGCATTTAACGCAAAATACAACTATACTCCCAGTAGCCAGGAACTTATCCAATTCTATAATACTGAATATACACCTCCTCCACCAGTAAATATTGCCCAAACTTTAGGCACTATTCCTGGATATGCTCCCCTCACAGCCGCTGGTGGGGGGTATATTAATGGAGTTGGTGGACCAAAAAGCGATTCAAATCTAGCTCGGCTTTCTGATGGGGAGTTTGTTTTCACTGAAGCAGCGGTAAGAGGCGCGGACCCAACAGGAATGGGAGATCGTTTACGGGGAGCCACAGCAATGTATAATAATATGAAGGATCTTGAAAGAAGGGTAGCATAATGGCCGTAGAAACAACAGTAGTCCGCGAAGCTCCGTTTCTTGAGGACATTCGTAAAAGGCTTCTTGAAAGTTCAGAGAAGTTAGTAGAAACTCCAATAACGCTCCCTCAGCAACAGCTAGCTCCCTTTTCTGATGTTACTGAACAGGCGTTTAGTCAGGCTCAGGAAGGAATTGGGGCTTATGAACCTTTATTGACTTCGGCTACGGGCCAATTTGCTGATGCTTCTGGTATTTTACAGGGGTTAGGCGCTCGTACTCCCGCTCGCTTAGAAGAGGCGCGGCTGGCCTCATTAGCTGGCGCAGGAGACATTACACCCCGTATTCAGGATTTTCAAGACCCCTATAGAACCCAAGTAATAGATGCGTTCACAGCGGAAGCTACCCGTCAGAATGAGCTAGCTAAAACTCGGATGCGTGATCAAGCGGCTAACGTAGGTGCATTAGGAGGTTCAGGGAGATATATTCAAGAAGCGGAAATGGAACGTGGTCTTGCTGATGTTTTACAGCGGAATACGGCTAGTCTTCTTAGTCAGGGGTATACTCAGGGATTAGGCGCGGCTGAACGGGAGGCCGCTCGATTGCAACAGGTTCCTGGTCAGCTTTTGGGAATTGAACAACTTCAGTATGCCCTTCCACAGAGTGTAGTCACGGGACAACAGAATCTTGGTCAGGGGATGGCTAACCTAGCGGGAATTACTCAACAACTTCCGGCAGCAGACATCGCTTTGTTGAGTCAGATTGGGTCACAGCAACAGAAACAGGGTCAGACAGCCTTAGACCTAGAACGACAGAATCAACTCGCTCAACTCTATGAACCTTATCAACGTCTTGGGTATCTAGGTGATGTTCTTAAAGGCCAGCCGAGTTCAACTTCTACACTAACTCAAAGTACCGATCCGCGCACGAATCCTCTTTCTCAGGCACTTGGAGCAGGAATCAGTCTAGCAGGAATATTTGGTAATCAGGGCTTTGGCAGTGGGTATTTGTTCGGAGGGGGTAATAACCTCGTTGGTAAACTACCAAACTTATTAGGGTCAGGACAAAGTTAGTATGGTTTATAACCCTAATGATCCTACTCCTTATCGGCCGATGTTCTATCAAGGTAATCAAGGTCAAACTCAGGGTATTTTAAGTACACTGCCAATACAGACTGCTGCCCAACCTATTCAAGTTGCTGCCGCTCAACCTACTGTACAAACTGCAGGGATACAGGTAAAATCTGCTGATCTTGATGCTGATGGGAAACCAAGTTGGGAATTTCTGGAAAAGCGCTACAACCAGTTAGTCGAGAGAGATACGACCTATGAACAAGATCAAAAGGATATGGGACTCTTTTTAAAACAAATTCAAAGGCAATATGGTGATTATAAGGTTAAGGATCCAGAGGGACAACATGTTGGCTCTGTTAGAGAACTAATCGATTTTTATGACGAAGATAAAGGCAAACCCAAACCCAAAGACGGTGAAGTAGGAAAGAAAAATACTGATGTACTCCTAAAAGCGACTAAACGGGAGGCAGATAACGCAGTTAATACAGGGAAGGTTTCTCCAACTGACGCTGAAAAGGCAAGTATAGACGCCGCAAAACAAGTTACTGGGTTTGATAATATAGGTAAAGGTACTGATGAGGAGAGTATGAAGGCTTCTTTTGAGGCTATGAACCTCAAATTTGATCCTAAAAACTATAATAAACAAGCTAAGACACTTTTAGGACTAGATCCTAACGAAACAGATGTACCAGCATGGGCTGCGCCAATATTCCTCTTTGGTCTACAATTAATGAAGGGGCCAGTGAGCAGCAAGCAACAGGGGCAGACAGGATTAGGAGGGCTGTTAGGTGATATCGGTGCGGCAGGAACAGTTGCCTTTGCTCAGTTTGGTAAAGAACGTGACCGTAGGCAGAGGCAGAAGTCTGCTGTAGCTCAACTTTCTGCAAAACTACGGGGCCAGGATATTTCTCGATGGACTGCACTTCGAAAAGAAGCGATCCGGAGTAAAGAATGGCAACTGACTCATGGCCTAGCTCTAACTAAATTCGGCAATGACATGATGGATAAATCCCTCACACGAATGACAAAAGGTTTAGATTCAGGGAATACAACTGAGGTTATGAGTCTCTTTTCTGATTTAGTTAGCAATGCAAGTGCGCCAACTCAAAAACAAAAGGATGCTAAAGGATATAATGAAGGACTAGCACGTCAGCGAAATACAGCAGCGATATTACGAAATCCTTTGTCAAGACTTATGCTCGAAAAGACAGCTTTAAGCCAAATACAGCCAAATGCTGATATTGTTTCAATAGAAACACCTACGGGTAAACTATTCTATGATAAGATCGCTTTAAGCAGTACATTTAGAGGACTTTCAAAGGCAGATAAAGCAAAATATGGTGGCGAATCAGGGTTATTGAAAGCGGTTATAGATACTCCTGCATTAGCAATAGGGAAAAAATTCGCAGTCAGTACTGGTACACCAGATCTTCAATATCAATTAGTTCCAATAAAAGGCGGTCTCGTCCGACCCACTTGGTATAATAAAGCCACTGGTGAGATAGTTGAACAAGAAGCAGCGGTTCTTAAAGATAAACCACAATTTAAACAAATAACTATTACGGGTGAAGATGGCGTAGCAATGAATCTTTTAATTGATCCTGTTGCGCTATCTCGTTCTAATAAGACTCTTAATGAAATACTTACTGATCCAAACGCTGGAAAAAGATATCCTAAGATAGTTCAGAATCTGCCTAAGGATTATAGTCGTATTGCTAGTGCTGTTAAACCTATAGAACTATATGGACTAAATAATACAAAACAAAAAGGAATTTTGTATACACAAGCCGATGCTAACTTTATGAATAAGATAAGAGCATCGGATGCGTTACGTGCTGAATGGTATGGATTAACGCCACAACAAAAACAAGATCGAAAAGTTAATGCAGGTATTATACAACTTCTACCAAATACCTTTAAAACTAAGCAAAATGAAGAGTACATATCACTGACTAAAGATGGGACATATAAATCTATAAAAGCTGCACCAGGAATGATTTCTATTCTTCAGGATAAAGAGCAACGCGCAAAATTTGATGCAACACTTAATTTCAACCGTGGAGCAAATAATACAGCTGCTACAATATTCAGTATTTTTCAAAGAGCTAAACCAATAGACCAAATTCAAACTGCGTCACACATCACCGAATGGAAAAATGCACTTGCGGGCGCTCTTCGTCAAATCCCAGGAATGCAAAAACTTTCATTTTCGGGGTCAGTCAATGCTTTAAAAGGTTATAGTTCTACGAATACTGAAGCAACGGCAGAAGCCAAGGGGTTAATCGATGGTTTTATGAATCGCCTAGATAGTTGGGCAAATGGAATTGGTGGAACTTCAGAAGAAAGACAAAGAGTTAAATCACTATTCATAGATCTAGCTTTCCAGGTTGCAAGTAGTCGAGAAGCAGGTAAGCTGACAGATCAGGATGTTAGGTGGGCATTTAAAACTATGGGCTTTCAGGATGATTCCTTTTTCCAAAGCCCAAGAAAAATCATATCTGGTGTTTACCAAGGTATGAAGACTCTTAATGAAAGGCTCGAGTCAGACGCTGTACGAAACATGGATGAAGTCGAACTTGAAAAACTAAGAAAGACAAGAGAAACTGATCCACGTATGGGTTATTTCTTAGAAAATGCTCTTGGGTATAGATTAAAAGATGTACAGGGTCAAAGGGAATTAAAATATCAAGGAGCTGCTCGCCCTGATGATGCGACTTATAAACCTTTTTATCGTTTTGATTTATTTATAGAAGCTAATTATCCTGTAGGTTTGGGGGAACGTCCGGCAGCTGGTGACTCATCACAAGTGTCCGCAACAGCAAATAGACTTACCGCACCTATAGCTTCAATGAATATTCCACAAAGTAATACCTTTTTTAATGTTAATACGGTTAATCAAGGTTTTAATTTAGAACCTAGAGATGCAGTATTGTTTAAAGAGATTTTTGGTTTAAATACAACTTCAAATACTTACTCAATCCTACCAAATACTCCACTAGAAGCATTGAAACGTGTACAAGGTTGGGCAGCAGGAGACCCAGATAAAGAGATTCAGGGTAAGGAGTTTTTAGAAAGACTTGAAAAAGCTAATATTATTTTACCATAGGTGATTATAAATGGCTAATTATGGAGCATTAGCTCAACAACTAGGAATGAGTACAGGCACATCTGGACAGGGTTCTCCTATTCCAACAGACACGGCTAATATGCTTAATATAATGGCCGAAAAATATGACCCTAATAATCTTACACCAGATATGGATCCTAGAAAAACATTTCCTGAAATATCGGGATTTCTTGGAATTGGGGGAGATACATTTGATCCTGAGATTGAAGCAAAACTTACTCCAAAAGCCGTGAAGTTTGTTCAGGATTATTATGGTGCAGATGAAATAACAACTCCTGGCCCTGACGAAGGGGTTATCAGTTCTATGTGGACTCGTATGTTTGGTAGACGACCAACAGATGACCAGATGGATAGGTTATTGAGGACTTTACAAGATATAAAACAACGGGAAGGTGGTTTATTTGGTTCTTATGAAAAGGCAATTCATGAAGTAGTCGGAGGTTATACTCCTTCTCGAGCAGAACTAGCAGGAAAGTTACCAGATATTCCTGGAGGTGTAATGCCTTCTGCGATACCAGAAGGGGGGTATCCTAAAGCTACAATAGAAACACCTCAGGCTGCAATGAGAGTTTTAGAAAGAGATTATGGAATTAAACCCAGTTATACAACCCCTGACTTCGCAGCGAGAGCAAGAGAAGCAGGGAATTGGGTAAGCCAGTTAGAGACAATTCAACCAGGAATATCACAACAAATTATTGGCCCTATGATTGTGGCCGATTTTAATGCACAGTATAGAAGTAATCCTGATGATCAACAAATCACTTTAGATGATTTAAAAATTAGAGCGCAGGTTTTACCAGGAGACAATAAACCTGTTCTGAGTTTTATACATCCTGAAAGCCAAAAACGTGTTCCCATAGATCCTGTTAATTTTGAATGGGGAAAAGACATAGCTGACTGGTTGCCGGAAGCTATAGTTATTGGTAGCGATGTTGGAGCGGCGGTAGCAGGAACTGCTGCAGGATCCTTAATTGGTCCAAAAGGTATGGTCGCAGGTAATATACTTCTTGGTGCAGGAGGAGCTTTTGCAGGAAGACTTTTAAGTCAAAGAATAGCTATGGACAAAGCAGGATATGTGTTCGATCCTGCTCAAAAGGGTTGGGTAAACCCTAAGATAGAGGGTGGTCGCGTTATAAGATGGTCCGATCTTATGAAAAATGCACTACCTGACGCATATTGGTCTGCTGGTGGCGCGGTAGTCGGAACTCTAGCGTTTAAACTTGGAAGAGCGATTTTATCTCGAGGGAATTCAGTCATTGCTGATGCTATAGATGAAAAGGAATTCTATAAAGCCTTAGATGATTTTAAAGAGACACCTCTTGGCAAAGCTATGAAAACAGCAGGTGAAAAACCGTCTGCTGCTATGGTTATGGAAGAGCAAGCTAGAAGACTTTCAGACGAGGCATTTCAAGTAGGCCCAGCAGAAGCTGCGAAACTTACAGCTCGGGTAGAAAAACTTTATAAACAAGCGGCTTTTCTCAGACAAATAGAAGAAGCAGGGGAGACAGCAGGTGGAAAAAGAGCAGTGGCAGAAACTATAGCTACTGCTGAACTTGCTAAATTAGGAGGAACAACTACTAAACAAATCACTGACACAGATGCTGTAAAATTTGGCGAAAGTGTAGCAAAGGGTATTGAAACGGCTAAGATAGGGCCACTGAATAAAGAGATCGATGATTTAATCACAGCTAATGATAGTGCGATTAATGCTCTTGATGCTAGTGTTCGTGGGACTGAAACTGCACAAGTAAGATTGGGTGAAACATTAATAGACAAAGTTAAAAATATTTACGGGGATCCTGCTGGTTTAACTGGTATATATGGCGCTTTAAATAAAGTTAGGAATGCTGCTAATCGATATGGTAGAACAGTTTTCGATATAAGTGAAGTAGGTCCGTTCGTAGATAAAGCTATGCGGTTTAAAGGGATTGGTGCGGGACTTCCTACTGATATTGTAAGTGGACTTAATGCTTTAGAAACAGGTTTAAAAGGAGGAGGAAAGCTCACTTTTACTGCTATAGATTCTGTTTTAGGTACAGTAAGAAATACTATAAATGATCCTAAAATTAATCAAGTGATGCGAAAAAACTTAATAGAGTTAGGTGATATTCTTGAAAAGAATATTAAAAAAGGTCTGGATGACATAGATTCTCAAAATCTATTACAAGGAAATCGAACCACATTAGGAAAGCAATATACTAGAGCCTTAGACCAGTTTGATAAATTAGACACTATTTACAGAACTGAACTGCTCGGAAATCTTAAAGAAGGTAACGTAGCTAATCTTGAAAAGGTGCTTTTTAGATCAGATGCGGATGAGGAAAGTATTGCCCGTATTTTTCAAAATTATAACTTTACTAAAAATGAAAAAGAACTCCTTCAAGGTATTCTTGAGAGAAAATATAAAACTGCTGTCTTATCAAGAGAAGGGCCAGTTGGATTAGGAAGCCCAGCAAAAGAAGTTCCCCTTCCTGGAGGACAAAAGGTAACTGAAATAGGTGGCGCGGAAAATGCTCATAGAATATTTCTGGACCAGAATCGAGCATGGATTAATAAACTTTATCCTGATGACCCAGAACTTTCTAAATTTGGACGTACTGTTGAATCTGTCGTTAAACAAGCGGCTCAAGCAAAAAAGTTAACACAAGCAGAAAAGAAACTAAGAGACACTCCTTGGTTTAAAGACACTTTTGACGTATCTGATAATTTCCAACGTATTCTTAGAGAGGAACCGCAAAATCTTTTAGATTCAGTTATCGGTGCAGAGTTTCCACGCAGAGCTTTACAAGATGTTAAACGATATATTCGTGCGTTACCTAATGAGGAGGCTAAAATAGCAAGAGGTCAATTAAAGGCGTTGGGTATGCGAAAACTTCTTAATCCTTTAAACACTGAAGCGGTAGCCGCAGGAGGAACTGTAAATGTTAGACAAGGGGTTCAAACTAGTATAGAACATTTGAACAGTAAAAGAGGGTTTTATAATGAGCTTTTTGATGAGTCGAAAGTCAATAATATGCTCAAACTTTTGAAAAATATGGAAAGCGTTATAGAACCAAGAAGTAGGGCAAGAGGTGTTATTCAAGGAGAATTGAGAAAATCAGAACAGAAGCCTTTAGTGGCAATTCCATTAATTTTTGCTAAAGTTTATGTTGGTGTTTTAAATAGAAAAGCAAGAGCATTTAACCTAGGTCGTAAATTTCTAGCATCTAATTTGGAACAAAAAATTGCTGATTCGACGCTTGACGCAGAAGTACTGGCTAAAATACTGCGAACTAGAAAACCTTCAAAAAGTAGGCGAGCTGCTGAAAGAACACTATCGGGTATTTTAGGATTAACTCAAACTGAAGCACACGAATTAAATGCCTTGAATAATGTATTACCAGAGGGAAGCCAGTTCCCAGAAATAAGTCCTTATGAACAGGCAGTTGAAGCGGCGGCAGTTCCCTAATGTTAAAGTATTTCACAAATGAAGAATTACAATGTCCCCTTACGAAGGAGATAAAACTAGCGGAGGGCTTTGGGGAAAAGCTAGATGAACTACGGGAGGGCTTAGATGCACCAATGCAACTCACTAGTGGGTGTAGGACGAGCGCCCATGTCAGTTGGTTATTGGAACGAGGCTATCCAGCTTCTGAAAACAGCTTTCATCTCATTGATAATTCTAAATATGGCACTGATACTTGCGCTGTTGACGTGGCTATTCCTGATAGTATGTATCGTCTTAACCTTACCCAATTGGCTTTGGAAAAAGGTTGGACAGTGGGTGTGGCTAAAACCTTTCTTCATTTAGATTTGAGAGCAGACTATACTGATTTACCACAGTTAGTCTACGTTTATTAAAATGCCTCATGCATTAGATAACCTTGATGACTTAGTGGCCCCACAAACTGCGGAAGAATTTGCAAGAGTTAAAGCCAAGTTTCCAAAACCAGAATAAGGAATAGACTATGCCGACACCCCCATGCCCCGAAAACAATTGCCGAAACTTCCAGATTTTGGAACCTGGGCCTAAAAAGTATTTGCAGTTTTTGCCTTTGGCACTGATCGTCGCCGCTGGTATTACCGGCTGGGCGAACCTTGAAAATGATGTTGCTGCCGGGGAAAAAGAGCAACTGAAGATAGTTAAAACAGTCAAGGACAATCAAACAACGATCCAGCAGGTGTTGACTGATGTTGCAGTTATCAAAGAGCGTCAGCGACAGCAAGCAGATACTGCCAAGGAGATTAAGGCCGATGTAAAGATGATCCTGCGTGAAATCCGAAGAGAGGATGACAAATAAGTTGCTGAAACCACTTCTCCTTACTTCCGCGATTGTCCTCTGGTCCTTGCCAGCCCTGTCTGAATTAATTGTGGGGAATGTGCTAGTCAATATGATTTGTGGTGACAATGCTGACATGAAGTCTTTTTTAGCGGAAGCAGATGCTACTCTGATGGGGCATGGGGTAGCCAACGCTGGATATGCGATTGCTATCTGGAAGTTAGACGATGGACAGTTTGTAGTGATCAATGCAGAGAAAGGTAATGCTGGTCAAGCTTGTATTACTAACATTGGCAGAGCTTGGGAAAATATTTCACCAAACCCGAAAGGCCAAGAGATTTGATGGTCCAGTTTAGTTCAGCATCTAGGATACGCCCATGGTGGATAATGAAATAAAGGACTTTATGAAAGGGGCTATTGGTTCTCCTAACCAAAACCCTTCTCCTTTTTCTCTTTATTTAAACCGTCTGGGTTCTTCAGATGTTCCTAGGTTTGGTGAAGGGGGTATCTTTGATGCTCTTTCACCAAGAATAGACCCTTCTAAATATGTTGAAAATCCTAACGACCCTGCTCAAATCGCCGATTTTATAGCGTCCTTTCGTAAAGAAGAACGAACAAGTTCAAGAAATCCAGAAGGATTAACGGCTACGCAACGAATGCATAAACTATTCCCTTCTATAGATCCAAATATTAAACCGGAAGAAAGGACAGGGATTTGGCCTCATCCTACAGGAAGTTTTACAGAAGGCTTTGATGTCACTGATTGGCAAAACTCTCAACTAGGGATAGATTTTTTAAAAGCACTTTCTCATGAAGGAGGAAGATACCCTTATGAAGCAGGAGCAGGAGACCCCGAGGCCGCACAAGCGGTAGGTCTTTTTAAAGGGTTATTGGGTCCAACTGGTGGTACTATTGGAGCAGGAATTACACGACACGCCCTTGATAATCTTTTAACGGGTGCTAAAGTCGACCCTGCTCTTTTAGGGATGAATGTCCCTCCAAAAAGATATTTCAGTTCTATTTTAACTTTAGGTGAGCGGGGTCCAACTCCACGTAGGAATCCTAGTAAAGATATTCGAATAGGGATATTTGATAACCAAAAAGGAGGGGCAATGGTGGCTGTCGCAGAAGGCGAATTACTCAAAAAAGGGACTTATGGAACTAAAAAAGTAAAAGGTGATTTACTGAAAATAGGCTGGGTTAGACCTTTATACAAACATGAAACAGACATCCTAAATAAAATAGGAATTAAAGCAACACAAGAAGTGGAAACAGTTTCACAACCTGGACATTATGGTCGCCTTCCTATAGGAGGAAAAGAGTTTTTACAAATGACACGAAAAACCCAGAAACAAATACCTTCAATGGGTGGTATAGCAGGGTTCAGAGTATCGGGGGCAAGAAGAGCACATGAAACACAAGAAATGCTCGATCAGGGAGAAAGGGGTTCTGCGGCTTTTGGAGGTAAAAAAGGATTTCAAGCAGTAAAAAGAACGGGAGAAACACCCAAAGAGGCGTTTACAAGAGTCTGGCAGGAAACGGCGAACCTAACGGGTAAAAAACCAGCAGCGAGACAAGCGGCAAAAAAAGCAACAGGAACTTATGAAAAATTGCCGAATATAGACCACCTTACTGATAGAGTATTAGCAAATCTTGAAAAACTAGATATGTATGATTTGCGGGCACTTTCAAAAATGAGTCAAAGTTTTAGAGAGCGTATTATAGCGTTAGTTAATAAAAACCCAGAAACGTTACAGAGGATAGGACGTATGTCAAAACAGGAGGAGGACGTGTTGGTTCGGGAAGGGTGGCCCCATGCGGAACCTATTGAAACATATCGAACAACGGAAATTCCAGTTCCACAAACTGCGGAAGAATTTGCAAATCAGATGGGCCCATGGTAGATTTTCAACAAAGCGGTATAATGGAGAGCTTGAGGCAACCTCGTTCTTTTTCTAAGTACTTACAAGCACTTAATACAGCGCCGACTAACTACAATGTTGGTATTGGAGCGATTCCTGGTATGGAGTCGGGTGGTTTTTGGGATAGAACGGGAAGTGTTATGTCTGGTTTAGGAACAGGTGCAGGAATAATGACTAAACTAGGGATGGCTATCCCTAATCCTATTACATGGGGTTTAGGTTTAGGAGGGATGTTAGCTAGTTGGTTTGGTGCGCCGAAAGGAATATCAACTAGAGAAAGAGCGGTACGGGCGGCTGTTCCTGGAGGTAAGTATATACCCCCAGCACTATATGGCGGTGAAGAAAAGAGTGATCCTCCTAGCCAAGGAAGAACCGGAATTTGGTCACCGCAAGTACAGGACATAATGAAAAGCGGGAGAGGGTATAGTGGACCAAACATAGATGTGACCGCCCTTAAAAATCCAGACTTAGATGAACAGCAATTAAACCAACTCATAGGGCGGTTTATTGCTCAGCAAAATAGAGCTATAGCAGCGGAAGCAGGGCGAAGAGCTACAACACAAGACCAAGGTGGGACTTTACCGTCATCAGGTCCAATTTCTACTGAGCGTGGAGAAGGTGGGCCACCAAGTGGGGAAGGGGGTGCTACTCCAGCAGAATTTGCCGCAATGGGGGCCGATTGGGGCGCTCCATTCTAAACCAACCAGTCTCTATAGTCTTCGCCTAATATTTGAGTCGCCATATTGATTTTGGACCTTAGAGATTTAATGATTTTCTCATCAACCGTCTTTTCTGAACAGAGGTCTATATAGGTGACTTTACTAGTCTGCCCGATCCGATGGGCGCGGTCTTCTGATTGAAGACGAATTTCAAGGTCATAACTATTTGAATAATAGATTACATTTGTTGCTTCTGTTAGTGTCAATCCAAATCCCCCTGTGCGCGGCTGACCTACAAAGAACCTTAGTTCTGAATCCGGGTCTTGAAACTTTGTGACAATATTCTGTCTATCTTTGGTTGGGGTTTCTCCATAATACGAAGCGACTGAATCAGGGCCATAATCCTTTGATATTGCTTGAACAATTTTTCGGATATCATATTGATAGTTAGCCCAGATAATACACTTACTGTCAGTTTCTTCAAGAACGCTTAAAAGTTCGGTCATTCGGTTATTGGGTATTTCTTTTATTTCTCCCGCATCTGAACGTACAAAGCCACAAACTACTTGTTGGAGACGTAAAATTTGAGTAATAACCGAAACAGTGGTGACTGTGTCTAAGTCACCGAGTTCAGCGATCGCATAATCTTTAAGTTCTTTGTATATCTTTTTTTGTTCAGGGGTGAGTTCAACCGCTCGGATTGTGTAGGTTTTATCTGGAAGATCAAGACAGTCCTTTTTCAAAACTCTATACGAAAATTCTTTTAAGACGTCTTTGAGTTCTTCTAGGTTTCTATAGCCCACAATTTGTTGAAAGCTATGGGTGGCAATCGAACGCTTTTGTAAAACGGCAAAATGATTTCGGTATGAATAAAACGAACTGAACCCCAGCAGGTCTTCATTAAGAAAAGCGCATTGGCTATAAAGGTCAAGAGGCGATTTAGTAACAGGAAAGCCCGTTAAAATACGACGGTATTTGGCCATTATACTCAGTTTTATTGCTGCTTTTGTTCTTCGAGCTGTGGCATTTTTAATTGTGGTACTTTCATCGATAGCAAATAAGGGGCTATGGGAAAGTAAAAATTTCTCAGTGAACCCAACTCCTTTTTTGGTACTGAAGGCTTCTATGTTTATAATAAAGAAGATAAGATTTTCTGTCGATTCAAATAACTGAATCAAATTCTCTTTTTCTTGTTTAGTAGGGTTAGGGGTCCAAACAATTATATCATAGTGAATATGATCAGGTATGTGTTTAGGGATCTCGAGTTCAGCCCAGTTTTTATACACCCCTTTTGGAGCTACAATAAGGGCAGAATCAATCCGTCCATAGTCATAAAGAATTGCAATATTATCAATAAGAACTTTTGATTTCCCTGTTCCCATTTCCATAAAATATGCAAATTCTTCAGCCTTCCAACTCATTCCTAGTGCTGTTCGTTGGTGGGCATAGGGTTCGGTTTTGAAACGATATTTTTGCTTCATTGCTTTCTTTTTCTTTCTGAGAAGGTTTAAGTTTACCTTTTATATATAGCCCTATAAAGTAGTATTTACTCTTTCAGATGAATATTGACGACATGCTGAGTACATACCAATATAGTACCAATACGGAGGTGACTCCCTCTGACTAAGGAAAAGGAAGTAAAGCTTATTGGCATATTGCTTATTGGCTTCCGGAAGATAAAATTTTACTAGCGTTTCCTAAACCGTATATATATAATAAAGTAATATAAAAGTAGAGCGGTGCAGAAAGGAGAAAGTTTTGACAGTATATGTTGTTCAGGAAGTTCCTGGTCGGAACGTTTTAGGTGCCCGTCAGTATGGCGACCTGAAGGTTTTACTGCCATCCAATGTTAATATTATTCTTAGTCCCGCCCCAACCATCCGAAGATTAAAGGATGCTCTTCGAAACTTTGAAGATCCTGATTATTTATTACTGATGGGTGACCCTGCTGTTATTGGTTTAGCGTGTGTTATAGCTAGTGAAAATAATAGAGGGAAATATTCTATTTTAAAATGGGATCGAATAGAAAAAGACTATTATCCTGTTTCCATAGATATTCACCAAAAAGGAGAAGACTATGAATAAGAAACAAGTAGTTTCTAAAGATGAAATAACCGCCTTTTTTGAACCAGAAATATCCTCCCCTGATTTTGAAGATAAAAAGCTAGGCCGAGTCGCTACTTTAGCTATTCAAATTTTAGATTTTGATAAGGAAATAGCAGCAGAGGAAGCTCTCCTAAAAAAACTAAAAGAAAACAGAAGAAGGTTAGCTGAAGACCTACTTCCTGCAGTTATGACCGAACACGGGTTAACCGAAATAACGCTCAGTGATGGAAGCAAAGTATCCGTTAGAAAATTTTATAGTTGTACTATCCCAGCCGAGCAAACAGAAAAAGCGTTTGATTGGCTAAGAGAAAAGGGACACGAAGGTTTGATCAAGCACCGTATTACTGTAGACTTTAGTCGTGAGAAAGATGATCAAGCACTGCGTATAAAAGAAGACCTTGAAAATAAAGGGCTGTATCCAGCCGATAAAGAATGGGTGGAACCTTCTACTCTCCGAGGTTTTGCACGGGAACAAACTGAAGCAGGGGTTAATCTCCCCGATAGTTTGTTCAATTTATTTATAGGAGAGCGAGCCACTATTAAATAGGAGACTTAAATGGCTAATCAAGTTGCGAAGAAAGAGGACGCTCCTCTTGCCGTTTCCAATGAAGAACTTTTAGAATTTGCGGGACAAGGGGTAGAAGGTCTAGGCACTGAAGACCTTGCTATTCCATTCGTGAATATTCTTCAAGCCCCCTCCCCTCAATTAAAAAAGCGCGAAGGTAAATATATTGAAGGAGCAGAAGAAGGAATGCTCTTTAATACCGTTACTAATGAACTTTTCAGTGGAGTTGAAGTAATTCCCTGCGCGTATAAAAGGCTCTTAATAGAGTGGGTTCCACGCGAGCAACAAGGAGGTTTTGTTTTCGCTCATGATCCGGAAAGCGGGATTTTAAAAGAAACAACTAAAAATGAACGTGGCCAGGATATATTACCAAATGGAAATTACTTAGCAAATACAGCGCAACATTATGTTCTTTTATTGAGTCCAATATATGGGCCCACACAGGCACTTGTCTCTATGACTTCTACACAATTGAAAAAGTCACGGCGTTGGAATACACAAATGGTTTCTCAAACTATTAAATTAAATGAGGGGGGTATTAAACCGATGCCTTCTTTTTCATCCGTTTATAACCTTTCAACATGCCCCGAAACCAATCAGCACGGAACTTGGTTTGGTTACGAAATTGGAGAAAGACGGCCAGCTACTTCTGAAGAATTTCAGATGGGTGCTGCTTTTTATCAGGCAGTCACAGCTGGAACTATAAAAGCGACTGTTCCAGAACAGGAGGAATCGTCTGACGAAGTACCCTTTTAAGTAAAGACCTCTTATGAATAATTTAGAAAGGTTCATAGAAAGATTCTCTGGACTTACTAGAGCATACGGAACTACTACTGTTGTTGGGTTGCGTGAGGATGGTAAAAAGAAAGTAGACTCACGAGTTCAACGGGGTGAACCTGTTCCGGAACTATGGGAAAAACATCTTGAGGGTGAAGAACCCTCCTTGGGCATTATTCCTATAACGGACGACAACACTTGTCGTTGGGGGTGCATTGATGTCGATGATTTTTCAATTGATCTAAAGATCCTCAATTCTAAATTACAAGAAAAACAGCTCCCCTTGACATTATGTAGAAGTAAGTCGGGGGGAGCGCATCTTTTTCTTTTTACTTCTGAAGAAGTTCTTGCTTCTCTTATGAGAATTAAACTAATTGAAATGGCTGCACTATTGGGCTTTGCTTCCCATGAAGTTTTTCCAAAACAAACTCAAATTTTAACAGAACGCGGGGACACAGGCAACTTTTTGAATTTGCCCTATTTTGGTGGAGATGAAACTACAAGATATTCCTTAAATAAAAAAGGAACAGCAATTTCACTTAAACAATTTTTAAATTACATCGATAAAATGGTACTTACTCCTCAACAACTCGAGGAATATAAAGTACCCATTCCCCCTAAACAATTAAAAAATGGTCCCCCTTGTCTTCAACACCTTATTACAGAAGGCTTTCCATTAGGAACTAGAAATAATGGACTTTTTAATTTAGGGATCTATGCTAAATTTTCTGATTCAGATAGTTGGGAAACTAAAATAGAAGAATTCAATCGTGAATACCTTTCCCCTCCTTTAGCTGCCAGTGAAGTATTGGTCATTATTAAACAGTTACGAACAAAGGATTATAACTATAAATGCAATGACCAGCCTATCTCTTCCCACTGTAATGCGGGTATTTGTAAAACTCGGAAATTTGGTATTTCTCCTGCCACAGCGATGCCTTCTTTTGGATCGTTAACAAAACAAAATTCTAACCCTCCTGTCTGGTTTTTAGATGTAGAAAATAATCGCTTAGAAATGTCAACTGAAGATCTTCAAAACCAAACTCGTTTCCAACGTGTCTGTATGGAAGTCATTAATAAAATGCCACCTAAAATGAGTGAAAAAGCATGGCAGGGGGTTATTCAAAATCTATTAGATAATCTTACTACAATCGATGTCCCACAAGATGCTTCAGTAGAGGGACAGTTCTTTGATTTGATTGAATCCTTTTGTACTGATAGGGCACAAGCTCAAACAAAAGAAGAAGTTTTATTAGGCAAGCCATTTACAGAAGATGGCCAAACACACTTCAGGTTGTCTGATCTTGAAGCCTATCTTCAGCGCCACAACTTTCGATACTTTTCTCGACCTAAAATTACTGCTAGGTTAAGGGATCTTGGAACTAATCATTCAGGGCAGAATATAAAAGGAAGGTTTGTTAATCTTTGGAGTATCCCTGCCTTTAAAGTTCAGGCAGACCCCTTCGGGCTTCCAGACTTTAATACGGAAGATGTTTTATGAACATAATTCTAGGCCCACCAGGAACAGGTAAGACGTCTACCTTATTATCTTTAGTTGAGGAATATATTGACAAAGGTATTTCTCCTAATAAAATTGGTTATTTTGCCTTTACTAACAGAGCAGCAAATGAGGCAAAAGAACGAGCGTACGAAAAGTTTAAATTGTCAAGCGACGAGCTTCCTTATTTTAGAACACTACATAGTCTTGCTTTTCAACAGCTTGGGTTAAGTCGTTCTCAAGTATTAAATGAGGATTTAAGAAAAGAGTTTGGTAATTTGATGGGGTTACAAATTTCTGGAAAAGCGTTCCTTGAAGAAGGGGGATTGAACCTTTCTAAAAAAGGCGACCAGATATTAGGTCTTATTGAAATTGCAAGGGTAAAGGGAATTTCAAGTCGAAAACAATGGCTCTACGATAATTTAGATATAGGGTGGTTTGAAATTGAACGTGCAGAACGAGGATTGGCTGAATTCAAAAAAGCGAGGTGTCTTTACGATTTCACTGATATGTTATCTATGTTTATTTCAGAAAAGGCAGCTCCCCAATTAGATATAGTTTTTGTTGATGAAGCCCAAGATTTAAGTTTTTTACAATGGCAAATGGTATATCAATTACTAGACAAATCTGAAGATATTTTTATAGCTGGCGATGATGACCAAGCTATTTTTAGATGGGCTGGGGCAGATGTAAATCATTTCCTTTCCTTAAAAGGCCAAGTTAAAGTTCTAGACCAATCACACCGAGTTCCTCAACATGCTCATTACCTAGCAGATTCTCTTGTAAGAAGAGTTTCAAAAAGAAGACCTAAATTTTGGAAACCCCGTTCATATGCAGGAAAGCTCTACTGGCATTCTGACATAGAACATATTGATATGAAACAGGGTGAATGGTTAATTCTAGCCAGAAATAATTATCTTTTGAATCAAGTAGAAAGCCAGTGCCGTTTGGAAGGATTCTTTTACAAAAGAAATAATCGAAAAGGGGTGACAGATTCACTATTGGAAGCTATTTTAAATTGGGAAAGATTAAGAAAAGGGAAGGGGGTTATAGCTTCAGAAGTAAGAAAAATATATCGTTACATGTCTTCAAATAAAGGTGTAGCTAAATCTTTTAAAACTCTTAAGAATATTTTTGAAGATGAGATTTTAACCCTAAAAGATTTGTTGGCTTCTTATGGATTACTTACTACGGCTATTTGGCATGAAGCCTTTGATAGAATTTCAGATAAAGAAAGACAGTATTTAATTGCATGTTTACGGGGGGGTGAAAAACTCACTAAGGAACCACGTATTAATATATCAACCATTCATGGAGCAAAAGGAAGTGAAGCAAACAATGTGGTAGTTATAACAGATATAGGACAAAAAAGTTGGATACAAATGCAAAAAGAACCAGATGATGAAATTAGAGTTTTTTATGTAGCCTTAACCCGAGTCAAAGAAAACCTTCATATTGTTCAACCCATAACTTCCCGTTATTTTTCTCTTTAAGATAAATTTCCGCTTTACTTTGTAATTGTTTTTTATAAAATAAACCCTTAATTAATAGCGTTAACGGAGTAGAAAGTGGCCGAAAAACAGAAACGGAAAACGCGTCTTTATCAAAGATCTCAGATAATTAAAATTCTTAATCCAAACAATCCCCGAAGAGAAGGAAGTAACCGATTTCGAATTTTCCAGTCTATTAAAGACGGGATGACAGTAGATAAATTTTTGGCATTGGTTTCAGAATTTAATGGGGGAACTAAGGATTTACAAATTTTGATAAAGTCAGGGCATATAGAGGTTATGCATACTCCCGTTTAAAAAACCGATGCTCTAGAAAGGCAGGGCTGTGTTAGAAAGAATGAAAGAAAAGGCCAGTAATTTAGACCCGGATTTACGGGAACCAGTCGCTCGGTTCTTTTATTGGATTAACGAGCGTACTCAAATTGCTATTAAAAAAGAACAAGGCGATAAATGGCCTTGGACTGATGATCCTATTCTTCAAGAATATAAATTTACCAACGCTTTCCGTGAAGACGATAAAACCACTGTTTGGTTTCGAAATTGGATTCGAGACCCTCTTCAAGATTCTCCCGATGTATATATGGCCATTGTTATTTTTCGCTGGTTCAATTTAATTGAGACAGGCATTACTTTAAAAGAGAATGATCTTTTAGTTAATTGGGATGCTCAAAAAGCGTATGATTTAATTATTCCTCAGGAAAAATGGGTAACAGGGGCATATATGATAAAAAGCCCTACTGGTCTTAATAAGGTAAAGGGAATTTGCCAAACTATAGATGCAGTATGGAAAGACAGAAAACGCTTTTTAAAACAAAGTCAAGCGCCTACTTCACTACAGCGCATGTGTCTCATGTTAGAAGGTTATCCTTTTCTTGGACCTTTCCTCGCATATGAAATTGTTACAGACCTGAGACACACAAGTATTGGTAAACGTGCCAAGGATATAAGAACTTGGGCTAATGCAGGTCCAGGAGCAATGCGAGGCTTAAATAGAATTTTTGGACGAGAGCTAGAGTATACCTCAAAGAAACATGGGTGGAATGAAGAAATGCAATGGCTATTAGGAATCGCTAGTCATTTTTATGAGGGGCCACAAAGAACTTTTGAAATGCGAGAAATAGAGCATAGTCTTTGTGAATTTGATAAATATGAACGGGTAAGAACAGGGTTAGGAAGACCTCGTTCAAAGTATTATCCAAAGTGACTTTTTATATAGAAAGGATAGAGGATGAAACTATTATACCTTTCTCATAGTCGATTTGGGGGATGGGTTACTTTTACGACCCATCTATATCATGGACTAGTGGGAATACCCCCTTTAGCAAGAGAGGTAGTTCAAGTAACTGACGATCACACAGTTATTCGAGTTACTAATCGCACTGAAAAAACATATAGAGACATGGGCAATTTTGTACCTTATCGAAATATGAGCGAAGAAGATACCCTAGAACTCATGGAAGAAGAAGAGCCTGTTCTTATTACAGCGTTAGATAAAAACCATAGAGAACTGGCTATGAAACTTTTAGAAAAGGGGGCACATATTGTAATACATGATCCAACTGAATTGCGTAATCCAGCTTTCCGAGATTTTATAAATCCAAGCCAAGTTATTGTTATTCGACGTTCTATGCTAGAGCATATGAAAGATGCTGCTTTTATTCCACATCCTTATATGGCAGTAGGAAGAACTGATGGATTAGATTATAAGAACTGGCTAAATCGGCCTACTAATGCAATCAGTGTATCGCGCTTAGATTTTGATAAAAACAGCCACTGGTTATTCGAGGCCAATAGGAAACTCCCTGATGATCGTCAAATATTAATTCGGGGAGCAGAAAATCGTATGTATACAAAAAATAAGATTGTTCCTGTTTACCCTGAGTATAAACAAGACAGCAATCGACCTAAAGATGAAAGGGCTATTTTTAAATTAGACTTCAGGGGAGCTTTTAATCTTTGTAGAACAGCAAAATATATGACAGACTTTTCAGTGATAAAAGGCGATGGTGGGGGAACACAGTATACCTTTCTTGAAGCTATTGATGCAGGTACAATTTGTTTGCTTCATAAAGATTGGATAAAGGAAAACGATTCTATGATAGATAAAGGCCCAAATCAAAATTGTATTTCTTTTAGAAACTGGGAAATGGTCGCTCATTTTTTAAACAATGAAATCACTGAACAAACAACAACCCTCCTTAGAACAAATGCACTAAAGCTATTAACAGAACATGATGCAGTCAGGGTCGCTGCTCAATATACTATGAGGTTAACATGAAACAACAGCCGCCCTTTTGTATTCAACTCGAACTTACGGAAGGGTGTAATCTTGCTTGTTCCTTTTGTGGGCTTGCTGCTATACGAGACAATGGTGCAGATGGGCCTAATAAAATAAGAGGAAAGAATTCTCATCCTTATAAATTTTTAGAATATGCCTCGGCTCGAGTTATAGCTAAAAAATTACAACGAGCAATGAAAAAGGATAAATGGAACCCACGTATAGAAATGGCTATGCATGGAGAACCAACAATGAATCCTCAGTTTTTAAATATTGTTCAGCTTTTTAGAAAAGAACTGCCTACTACACACTTACAAATGACCTCTAACGGAGCAGGGTTGTTAAGTGGTGACTTAACTAAAAATATAGATACTTTGCTAAGTTCTGGATTAAATGTTTTATTGTTAGATAATTATGAATCTATAAAAATTTGTGATAAGGTCAGAACACGGTATATAGGCAACTACCCAATTTATGAATATCCTTTAAACAAAAAAGCTAATCCACACAGACGTAGAAAACCGAGTGATCATGACATAGTTATTGTTCAAGATATTGATCACGCATCTCAAGGAACTCATTCTACTATAAATAATCATGCTGGTTCGGCTTTCCCTAAAAACAGTAGGGCAGTAGGCAAACGATGTGCAAAAGTATTTCGTGAACTATCTATAAGGTGGGACGGTTCCGTTGCTATTTGTTGCAATGATTGGCCTGGATTTTACAGGTGTGGTAATATAATTCAAAAAGGAGAATTTGAATCACTGTGGCAAAATACTGCTTTTATTGCAGCACGAAAGAAACTTTATCATGGCTACCGAGATTTTGGGCCATGCAAAGGTTGTGACGCTACAAGTTATCGTCCTGGTTTATTACCTGATGCACAAGGAAAGAAAGAATATGAAAAGCCTGATGACTCTACTCTCATCGCCATTAAAGACGCCCTCAAAAAAGGACCGTATACTTCTGCAGTCCCTCGTCCTTGGGAAAGATGAAGTGCCCACTATATATGTAAGAAATGTTGCCGAAGCCTTACACACAGGGCTTTCTCTGCTCAAAAGAGATGGTATTTGGCAGGAGTCAAGATCAGGTAATACAATTGAACACCCTAACCCAGTAATGACAATTTATAAAAGACCAGAGGAACGGGTGCTTTTTTACAAAATTCGAGACGCTAATCCATTTTTCCATTTATTTGAAGCATTTTGGATGTTGGCTGGTAAAGATAATGTTGACTATGTTGCTCAGTTTAATAGTCGCATGAAAGAATTCTCTGATGATGGGTATATTCTTAATGGTGCATATGGGTATAGATGGCGTGAATATTTTTTAAGGGATCAATTAGATTATATCGTTGAACATTTAAAAGATTTTCCTAATTCCAGACG